TGTTCTGCCGCTTCAGCTCCTTGATCGACGTGCCCGTCGAGGCAATGCGCGCGGTCAGGGCGCCGGCGTGCGCTCCGAACGGGATCGTGACCACAGCGCCGTTGCTGACGGTGCCGACGAACTGCGCCGCGATCAGTGTCGCCAGTCCCGCGGCGATCGAGTTCAGCGTGTCTCCCGGCTGGACCGCATAGCTGAACGCGGCCGAGCGGCCGCACAGAACAAGCACGTTCTGCGGCGTCGACACGGTCCCGCCGATCGTCACCGTGTTGTCGAGCACGGTCGCGGTGAGCGTGTGAACCGGAAACACCGAGGTCTGCCAGTCGCGCGGATAGCGCGTCGTGTTCGTCTCGACGCCGTTGCGGGTGGCGACCGACACGTTGACCGTGTTGTCGGCCTTGGCTTGCTCCTGCGCCTGCGTTGTCGGCCAGCCGCGGAAAACCTTGCATGGAACGCCGGCGGCGCAGGCCTGACCGGTGCCGTTCGGGTAGAGCGCAGCCGCGATGATGGTGACGAGCGCGTTCTCTACGTCGACCTGGTCGGGCATCGTCACACCGCTCGTCCGGCAGGACCAAATCTTTCCCTGCGCGATATCCAAGCCGCCCGCTGAGACGCCGCCAGCTTGGCATTCATTTCGGCAGTACGTGGCGGCATGCCGCGGCGTTTCGCGGCAACGCTCATATTTTGCCGCGCTTCTTGCGAAACGCGATGCCCCTTCAATCCAGCGGAAAGGTTCGCTCGCCGATCCTTGCTGTATGGGCCAACCTTGCGACCGGACAACGTGGCGGATATTTTCGCTTTTATTTCCTCAGCCTTCGGCTTCCCAAGATGGATTTGTCGACGTTGCTCCCGCATGGCCGGGGTTATCACGTCATGCTTCAGCCCGAGATTGCTCGAAGCGATCGGCCGCAAATTGTACAGCATGCCTTCGCGCCGGACCCGATCGATATGAAACTGCTCGCGCGCTATGAGCATGTCGACGTTCGCCGCCTCGATCAGTTCAAACACGAAGGCTCCTTCTCCGTACTTGTTCCATGCTCGCTGCAGCCGCTGATTGGGGTGATTGTCCTTTCGGAGAAGTCGGCGGTGCGCGTTTGTCCTCTTTGTCGTGTTCACCGATGAACCGACATAGATGTGACCTGTCACGGCATTTCGAATCGCATAGATTCCACTGATCATCGCGCTATACTGCCATTAATTCAGCACGCAGCGAAAATCCCAGCGAATTCCAGTAAGGCGCGATGACCTGATAGCGGAGGCCTTCGTCGTCGACGACGATATCGTTCTTGTGGACCGTGCCCTTCGCGCAGCTCGCGAGCGGGATGATGATTTTCCAGGTCGAGCGCTTGCTGTCGCTCGGCAGGTTCGCGTTCGGCGCGTTCCCCATCCGATCGTACTGGATGCTCGCGGGGATCCCGGTCGCGATCACGGCTTCGTCGGCCGGCTGATCGCCGCCGAACTTGATGGCGCCCACTGTGGCGGTCGCCGCTGAATTTTGCCGGCGGATCGAAACGACCCGCGGATACATGAAGCTCATACCGGCGCAACCCGCTGGTAGTTCTGCACGACGGCCCACACTGTCGGCGGCATCGCGATCAGGTGCGGATCGCTCTGCGAGCCGCTGCCGGCGAACGCCATCGAAGTGTCGCCGGCCTTGATGGCCTTGACGCTGGCGTCACGATCCGGATTTTTCTTGCTCGCGTAACTGAGCTTGATCCACTCCAGGCACGCTTGCTCGAGATCGGCTGGCGTGGCCGAATAGCCCGCGGTGTATGCCAACGTGCAATTTTGCACCCCGCGCGTGAACTCATAGCCGCCGCGCAGATAGATCGCGCGATCGTCGAAAGTGAATCCCTGGACTAGCGGTCCGGTCGAGGCTGGGATCGCGACGCCGTCGATCGAGACTGACGCGACAGCTGTGATCGGCCGGTCGGGCGTCACCTTGGATCGGCTGCCGCGGCCGTTGAAGGTGCGCGTGTAAGAGGCCGAGGCAATCTGGTAGCCGATGTCTTTTTGAATGGTGATCGACACCGCGCTGATCAGGCGGTTGATGGTCGCGTCATCCGTTCCGGTCGATATGCCGAGCCAGCCGCAGGCGTTCTGCAATGAGGTGAGATCGCCCGCGGCCATGGCTCAACCTTTTTAGACGTCGACTTCGAACCCGTGCGGCTTCAGCGATTCGACGGCCGCTTGCGGCACGAGCACCTTGCCATCGGGACCGGCGGGGTAATTCACGCCGTCATAGGAGGCAGAAGCTTTCTTGTCTTTGTGCCGCATCGGCACCATGCCGTGCGGTGCGGCCGCAGCTTTGCCAGGTTTCCCGGCCTCCGCAGCGGCGGCGTCAGCTGCAGCCTGCTCCGCGGCTGCGCGGTCGGCTTCGGCTTTCGCCGCGGCCTCTTCCTCTGCGGTCAGTTGGTTCTTCGCCATCAAACAACTCCATTGCACGTTGCGAAAAGACGATCAGGTGAAGGCGGGGCCGCGTTTGCCGCGGCCCGAGGTCGCGCCCCTCGTTGAAGGTATCAGCCGTTGGCGACGTTGCCGATGACGCCCATTGCGAACGGTGCGTACACGGCGAGCACTTCCTCGACGTACACGCCGCGCTCACGCTTGCGGGTCTTCAGCGGCCAGTCGATCTGGTAGAAGTCCTGCCGGGTTTTGACCTCCGCGACGTTCGGGACTTCGTTCGACTGGTACTGCATCGGCAGGTTGTCGGCCCAGCCGAGGATCGTGCCGGGCGGCACGTTGGGATGGATGCGCACGGGCATGCGCTGGCCGCCATCGAGCATGAACGGGTTGTAGTAGAACTCGATCGTGCCGCCGGCGGTGAGCCCGTACGCCTTTTCGGGCGTCTGGAAATACTGCAGGAGCGGCGAAGAACCAGACGTCAGGCACTTGCTAGTGATGTTCTTCAGCTCCTGGCTGTTGACGTACAGCACGTTGGGGGACACCTGGAAATTGTCCCACATCGTCTGCAGCATCTGGTCGATCTCGGTCACGGAGCCGCGGCCCGACGCGGTGAGCACGGTGCCGGTGCCGGCGGTGCCGGTGGCCAGCAGGTTGACGTAGGCGCCGCTCGCCGCCTTGATCGCCGACGTGTAGAGGCCGTCGAAGGCAAGCGAGTTCTGCGATCCGTCGAGAGTGATCGCGGTGAGCGCCTGGTTGTTGCCGAACAGCGGAGCGGTGAAGGTGGCGGAGTTGATGTACGTGATCTTCTCCAGCTTCTCCGCGCCGGCCGCGCCCGTGTACCACGCATAGGCGACCGCGCCCTGGATCGCGGTAACGCTGGCAAACAGCGTCTGACCGAGGGTGATGGCTTGCGTGGCAGCGGCGCTCTTGTTGGAGTTGCCGCCGTTGAGCACGAACGTCGAGCCATCGGCGCTGGTCACGGTTTTCTGCTGAGTGATGGCGCCGGTGCCGCCTGCACTCGGCTTGACCAGGCTGAACAGGCCCTCCAGCGTGAGCGCGACTACGGCTACTGAGTAAGTGAGCGCCGGCAGCGTTGCGCCGGTGCCCGACGCGGACAGCGTCGGCGTGGCGGGCGTGCCGAGCGCGACGGAGTTGTTGCCGCCGAGGATCGCCATTTCTTCCTTCAGCATCGTCTTCTGCAGAAGGCGCATGGTCATGCGGGCTTCGATGTCTTCGAAGGTGCGACCGGCGCTGATCGCCTCGAAGGTCACGTTGTCCTCTTCGCCGAGCGTGACGAAGGACGCGGCCTTGTTGGCGGTGACGTAGCTCATCACGCCGGACCGGACGCCTTCCGGCACCCAGCCCATCGCGTCGAAGCCGGAGCCGACGATCGCGCTGACCTGTTTCCAGTTGGTCGCGGTGCCGACGCCGCCGCCGACGCGCGGGATGCGATTGCGGATCGGGGTGGCGACCGGATAGAGGTTCTTCGCCGGCGCCTGCAGGTCGTAGGCGACGAGGCCGGTGCCGGTGTTGATCGCCTTCTGCAGGTCGTCGCCGTGCACGCCGGCGGCGGCGAGCACAGTGCGGGCGATGTCCTCGGACGGAGTCTTGAGAGCGTCGGTAACCGACTTCTTGAGGTCGTCGGGGCTGGTTTGCAGGTTCATGTGTAAAGCCCTCCTTTCATGGGCTCGACGAAAACCGCCGCCCGAGTTGCGAGCGACGGTTCAAAGACGGCCCTGACGGCCGGCCAGTTGGGGTTGGTGGTTAGCGGGTGGAGACGGCGATCGGACGCGCGAGCGCTGCTTTGGTCAGCGTCATCGCGCGGTCTTCCGGCGACATTGATGCGAGAGCCTTCTGAACGTCTTCGTTCGACAGCTGCGGCTTGTCAGCGTTGCCGAGTTGCCCGGTCGAATCGGCTTCTTTCGAGACTGCCTTTGCGAGCGTGTTCGCAGCCGTCTTCGGCGGCAGCGGAGCCGCTTCGACCCGTGCAAGCCGCTCGGTCAGATTTTCGACCGCTTTCGCCAGCGGCTCGACTCGCTCGGCAACCTTCGTAAGCTGGTCGTCGCGCTCGGCAAGACGCTGTGCGAGATCATCGCGCTCGCCCGCGACCTTGGCGAGTGCTTCGGGCGTGAGCGCTTCGTCGACCGCGGCCTTGCGCAGCGTGTCTGCTTCCGCGGCTTTGCGCGTGTTGCCGACGGCCAGCAGCTCGGTGACCTCTTCGGCCGCCATATCCTTGAATGCCTGGCCGAGACCATTGAGCGCAGCGCGGAGCTTCGCCGGCACCTTCGAGTTGTCGCCCTCGAGCTCGGCCTCGCTCTCAGCGTCCATGACCAGGTATGAGAGCGTCGACAGCAGCTCGG